CCTACAATCACATTCCGGGCTTGGGCGCACCGCAAGAGCGCAGCGGCCCGTCTGCGAACTCAGGCCCGTCTGAACTCGCAGCCTTGGCGCTCACCGGCATCAAGGACACCACCGGCATTCAAGACGCTGCCATCGGCAAGCGCTCGAATGAGACCAGCGGCATCGCTATCCAGGCGCGCGACGCTCAGGTGGACACCGGGACCTACGTTTATCTCGACAACCTGAACTCGACCATCGAGTCGATGGGCAACGAGCTGGTTTCAGCGATCCCGCATTACTACTCGGCCCGCAAGCAGATCATGATCCTCGGCAAGGACGACGCGCCGGCGATCATGGAGCTGGACGGCATCGATCTGAACCTTGGCAAGTACCACGTCATCTGTTCGCGTGGCCCGAGCTACCAGTCCAAGCGCGAGAAGGCCGCAGAGATACTGATGCAGATGTCGAAGGCCGCCCCGCCGTGGGCGCAGCCTTCGATCTTCATGCGCGTCGCCAAGCTCGTGGACATGCCAGACGCGGACGACTTCATCGCCGAGATACGCACGATCGGCGAGATGATCGGCCAGCTTCCCCCGTCGCAGCCGCAAGGCATGCCGGGGATGCCTCCGGGGATGATGCCGCCAGGGATGCCAGGCGCACCACCCGGAATGCCGCCGCCCGGAATGCCACCCGGCGCACCGCCACCGAACAACGTCATCCCAATGCCGCCTCGCGGAGCGCCGCAAGGCGCTGATCCGCTTGCAGGCCTTTCACCAGTTTCGCCGCCGCGCGCCCCCGCCGCGCGGCCAGTCGTAGGCGACGCCCGTATGGGCGCAGCGCCGCCGGGGATCTGAGGAGCAGGAATGTCAGAGGAGAATGTCACACCGGCGGCAGAGCCGTCACCAGCAGCGCCACAAGCGTCTGAGCTTCAGCCGGGGCAAACGCCTCCGGTCGATGGCGGCGCGCAGCCTGAAGGTGAGGGACCTACACCGGAGCAGCAAGCCCAAGCGGCAGAAGAAGAGGCGAACAAGAAGCGGCAACGCTTCGACCGTCGCTTCTCCGATCTGTCGAGCCGCGCACGCGAAGCCGAACTCCGAGCCGCAAGGCTTGAAGGCGAGCTAAACGCGCTGCGCTCGCAGAGCCGCCCAGCGCCACAGGAGCAACCCGCTCCCGAAGCGCCGAAAGGCCCGCCCAATCCCAAGGACTACGCGGCAGGCGAATACGATCCCCGCTACGCGGCCGATCTCGCCAAGCACGAAATCCGCGAGGAGCAACGGGCGGAAGCCGAGCGTCAGGCGAAAGCCCAACGCGAAGCCGCTGCACGCGAAGAACTCCAGAAGGGCTTTCAACGCTTTGAAGGCGTGCTCGACCAAGCTGAGGTGCAAGCCGAAAGCGATGGTGGTGAGCATTTCGCCAGAGCGCCTGAAGTCCTGCGCTACGCAGCACGTCACCTGCCAGCGAGCACCGTCGATCTCATCACTGAGTCCGAGAACCCGGTTTGGATAGCCGAAGTTATCGGGCGCGGTGGTCTGAAAGACATGCCGCTCGATCTGCAGGAACTGCGGGGCATGAGCCACGCTCAAGCCGCACGCGCCATTGCACGAATTGATGCGGCTGTCTCGCTGCTGCGCTCACAACGCGCCGCAGCGCCAGCACCCGCGCCAAGGCCTGCTCCTCAACCGTCACCGGCGCCAATCCCTACGGTCACACCGTCAGGGGCTGCGCCACAGTTTAACGCGGAGACCGCAACGCCCGCCGAAGTGGAGGCACGCCTAAGGGCACTCCAAGCGACGCGTGCGGCCTCATGGGGCGGCTGAGCCCGACCCCGGAGCAGGTAAATGTCTAACGTTATTGCAACACCTACGGTGTTCGCGAAGGCGGGCCTCGCCCTCCTCAAGAACAACCTCGTCATGGCTCGCAAAGTGTCGAGCCAATATTCGTCTGAGTACGCTCGCGTCGGCGCCAAAGCGGGTCAAACCGTTAAGGCCAAGCGTCACCCGGAGTTCACCGTTCGTGACGGCCGCGTCGCGGACGTTCAAGACGTGCTCGAAGGCGAAGTGTCCATCACTCTCGGCACGCAGAAGGGCGTGGACTACAAGTTCACCTCCATCGAAGCGGCCCTCAGCCTGGACACGCTGTTGCTCGACAAGGCGCTCAACGCCGCGATGGGCCAGCTTGCTCAGCAAGTGGACACCGACATCTTCACGGCAGCTTATCAGTCCACCTATTCGTGGGCTGGCACGCCGGGCCAAACCATCAACAGCGCAACGGACTTCTTCAAAGGCCCGGAGCGTCTGACGGACATGGCCGTGCCGATGACCGATCGCCACGGCGTTCTGTCGGTTCGTGACGGCTACGCTCTGGCGGGCTCGTTCACGGCGGGCTCCGCTTTCCAATCGGACATGACCAAGGCCGCGGTTGAGCGCGCCAAGATCCCGATGGTTGCGGACGTTGATCCGGTGTGGTCGCAGTCGGTTGTCAACCACACCAATGGCGATTGGGCAGGCGGCGCGCTCGTTAAGGGCGCCAACCAAGTCTCGGCCTACTCGTCAGTGATGACGACCTACACGCAAAGCCTCCTGATCGATGACCTGAACAACGGCGCCACGGTCAAGAAGGGCGATGTCATCACCATCGCCAACGTGAAGGCTGTCAACCCGCGCACGAAGCAAGTGCTGGACTACGATCAACAGTTCGTTGTCACCAGCGCCAACGCGACTTTCTCGACGGGTGGCGCTTCGGAACTGTCGATCACGATCTCGCCCCCGATCATCATCTCGGGCGCGTATCAGAACGTGGACGCAGCGCCGGCAGACAATGCCGCGATCACGCTGGTTGGCTCGGGCGGCTTGAGCTACGCCCAGAACCTTGTCTTCCACCGTGAAGCTTATGTTCTGGTCTCGGCCGACTTGCCGATGCCGTTCAATGGTGAAGCCGCGATCGAGCGCGACGCCGACTCGGGCCTGTCGCTCCGCTACTGGCGTTACTCGGATGGTCGCAACGATGAGCACAACCATCGCTACGACATCATCTACGGCGCCCAAGGCCTTGACGCGCGTCTGGCGACCCGCCTCAGCGGCACCGCCTAAGCGTAGAGCGGGGAGGGGCGACTCTCCCCGCGAACGCTCAGTGTTTCAACATCGAATAGGGATCATCCCATGTCTGACATCTATCAACACTCTGACGGCCGCGAAGATGGCCAGCGTCTTGGCCAATCGGCCAGCGACAAGGTTGCCTTCTATGGCTCCACCCCGATTGTTCAGCCCTCTGCGGCGAACCAAGGCGCCATCACCGACGCCTCGGGCGGTACTGCAAACCTCACCACTGGCGTTGCAGCGCTGACCGCGACCTACAACTCGACCATCATCGCCAACGCTCTGGCGACGATCATTGCCCACCAGACCGCCGTTCGAACGGCGCTGGTCAACTTGGGCCTCATCAAGGGCTCCGCATAACGTGAGAGTCTTCGTAGCCATCCCGGCCTATGACCGGAAAATCTGCTGCGAAACGGCGACCGCTTTGCTCAGTGAGCAGGCGGTCGCCAACGCGGCGGGGATTGAGATGCAAGTCTGCTTTCTCCCCGGCTCATGCTATGTGGACAAGGCGCGCAATCAGCTCGTGCGCGAGTTTCTGGAAAGCGACGCCGACCGGCTCGTCTTCATTGATGCAGACGTGGCCTGGGAGCCCGGCGCGCTGTTGAAGATCGCCACCGCAAAACCTGATTTCGTCGGCGGCTGCTATCGCCACAAGCGCGACGAAGAAACCTACCCGATTGAGTGGATCGCTGAGCGCGATGAACTTTGGAGCGATGAAGAGACGGGCTTGATCGAAGTGTCGGCGCTGCCTGGCGGCTTCCTCAGCCTGTCGCGCGATGTGTTCACCAAACTGCGTGAGGCCCACCCAGACCGCGCCTACGCCCACGAGGGCCACGTCTTCCACGCTTACTTCCACCAGCCGATTGGCTGGGGTGAAGACGGTCGCTTTTGCGCTGAGTGGCGCGCGATCGGCGGGGAGGTCTGGCTCGATCCTCTTCTTAACCTGAACCATGTGGACGCAGCAGGGCGTCACCACTGGGGCAACATTGGCGCATGGCTTCGCCGGCGCATGGAGCGAGCAGCATGAGCGTGCAAGAATTTCCCAAGATGCTCTATCGCGCCGAGGGCGCTGCGGTTGTGCATTTCGTTGTGACGACACAAGCGGCGCTGGACGCTGCAATGGCTGAAGGCTGGGGCGATCGTCGCGCCGCGGTGGCCGAAGCCGCGAAAGCGCCTACGCCAGTGGCCGCCGCCAAGCCAGACGCTGCCAACAGCAAAGAGATGCTGGCCCTCATCGAAAAGCTCAACGCCGCTCAAGGCTCGATGGCCTCCAAGGATGAGATGATCGTCGCCAAGGACAACGTGATCCAAGCCCAAGGCGATCAGATTCTTGCGCTGCAAGAGTTCATCGCGGGCGTTGGCGAAGATCCCAACTGCCCGCCCGCTTTGAAGGAAGCGATCGATGCGCTCCTTGGCGGTGACGAGAAGGCGGCAAAGCCCGCCAAGAAAGCCGGCAAGGGCAAGGCGTAAGCCAGGTTCCAATATTTCGATGATGACGTGACGCTCAGGAGCGCAAATGGCAACGGTCGCTAAGGTCAAACCCTATGAGGCTGGAACCAGCCTGCTTGAGGGCTGGAATTTCACCGGCGACGGTGAGGGTGACGCCATCTTCGCGTCGGCTATGGGCGATCGCTGCGCTACGGTGGCGGGCACGTTCGACGGCGCAACGGTCACGCTCCAAGGCACCAACAGCCTTGACGGTGAGCCAAACCAAGATTGGTTCACGCTGCATGACGTGTTCGGCAACCTCCTGACGTTCACCAGCTCAGGCGCCGCAACCGGCCTCAAGGTCATTCTCGAAACGCCGTACCGCACGCGCGCCATCGTCACTGGCGCAGGCGCGGGCTGCAATCTGCGCGCTCGCATCTATGCCCGGAGAACTCAGCGATGAGCCAGCCAAAAGACATGACGCTCGATGAGGCGTCTGCCGTCGTTGCCCAGTGGGGCCAGTTTATTCGCACGTTCGCGAAGGCATCCGAGGTGATCGCTGCGGCGCAAAGCGCTGAGCAGATCAGCCGCGAAGCCTTGGCCGCTGCCGAAAAGGCCAAGGCCGTCCGCCTTGCTGAAGACAATCTGGCGAAAGAAGCGCGCGACAAGGCGCTTGCCGCGAAGGCCGCGCAAGCTGAGGCCGAGAAAGCCGCGGCCGATGCCGTCTCAGCCGCCACGCAAAAGGCCAACAGCATCGTTGCCGGCGCTCGGTCTGAGGTCGCTGAAATTAAGAGAAGCGCTGAAGCTGACATCGCGGCCGCCAAGCAAAGCTTTGAGGCGACGATCGCAGAGTATCGCGCCGCTCAGGCGAAAGAGGCCAAGGCCGCCGAAGCCGCAAAGCAGGAAACGGCCGGCGTCATGGCTGAGCTTGACCGCGCCCGCGCTGAACTCGCCGCCTTCAAGCGCACGCTGGGAGCGGTCGCATGAGCAAGGGGCTATCGCCCCTCAAGCTCGGCTATGCGCCGCAACGCCATCTGCCATTCGGCCAAAACAAACAACTCTCAGTTTCTACGGCAACGGGGAGAGCATACAACATTCGGGGCGCACATCATGTCTAAATCGAACGCTTTTGAAAACGATCTGCTTTTGCTGATCTTCACCGCAACAGGCATCGCAAACATCGCGGACAACGCCTCGTCATCGCCGCTGACCAACCTTCACGTTTCGCTGCACACGGGCGATCCTGGCGAGGCTGGCAATCAGACAAGCAACGAGTGCGCTTACACCTCGTATGCGCGCGTCGCTGTAGCCCGCTCCGGCTCCGGCTGGACGGTCACGGGCAACGCCGTCACCAATGCGGCGCTGATCCAGTTTCCGCAATGCACGGGCGGTTCTGAAACGGCCACACACTTCGCCATTGGCACGGCGGCAAGCTCGACCGGCAAGGTTCTCTACAAGGGCGCGCTCTCTGCGTCGCTGGCGATTAGTTCAGGCATCCAACCGCAATTCGGAGCAGGCGAGCTTGACGGCACGGAGGACTGATGACCGACACCCCGGTTATCATCCGCTATCGCTGCCCAACCTGCGGCATTGAGGTGCGCGCAGAAGAAGGCGCGCCCTACAAGGCGTGCGCCTGCGTAGAGCCATACGAGGCTGAGCCGGAGGCGACCGAGTGACCGGCTTCCGCAATCACCGCGAACTAATCGAAGCCGTTGAGGCTGGGCAGACGACCACGTTCGGTTGGCGCAAAGCGCCGACGCAAACGACCGCGACCAATATCTGGTTTGATCTGAGCATGAGCCCAGGCAATCCGATCCCGAACTACTACGCCGCTGCGCCGCTCGCATCGAAGCGGCTGACGCAATCGAGCGACGGCGGCATCTTTCATG